AAAGCTAAGGAAGAAGAATCCAAAGCTAAGGATAGCGAAGAAAAGAAAAGTAAAAAATAATGGCTAATACAACCAGCGTATCTAGACAGAACCAGCTCGATATAAAAGAGATCAAAACTGATGTCAAGCATATTAGAGCAAACATGGTTCCAGCTAGAGAGTTTTATCGCCTACAGGGAGCTGTAATAGTGGTAGGGACTCTTCTAATGTCTAGCGTTGGTTATCTATTTAGCTTAACAAAATAAGGAGCTCATATGAGTTTAGTAGACATTGTATCTGATCATTTGTTTAATGATGCAACGAAAGAAGCTATCATTGATGGATTGAATGAGAAAATTGATATCCCAATAATAAATGAGAAGACTGAAGAAAAAATCCTTACTGCTATATATGATGTAGTAGAGGACGTAATGAAGAAAGTTTTAGGAGGAAAGTAGTATCGCATTAATTACCATAACTGTTTCTGATTTTGACAAAGTAATTGGTCATAAAGCTTTTCCAGATAAGCCTGAAAAATGTCCCCATTGCTATAGTAGTAGTATGAAAGATGTTGAAGTGCTGGGGGCCTACGATGGCCCCTTATTCTGGGAATGTGAGACTTGTGGTATCCAACTTTTAAGATTCAGTCGAAGAACGACTGATAAACACTTACGCAAAGTGGAGGAACTTCACTTTTGCCTAGAAGAAGAATGGATGGATCATATATGCGAAGGACTACCAAACTAGATGGAAGGGTCACATCAAGAGGTATTATTACCCCTGATAAGCATTTTCCATTGCACGATGAGAGGGCTATTAATTGCCTTGTAAAAGCAATAAAGATAATAAAACCTAATTTTTACATTGATTTGGGTGATGTCGGTGAATTCCAAAGTGTGAGTCACTGGCAGTGGAAAAAGAAAAAGCGTCCACCTTTAGAGTACCAAATCCCTTTCGTAGATAAGGATATCGAAGATGTAAATGCTGGGATGGATATTATAGACGAAGCTCTGGATAAGGTTGGTTGCAAAGAGAAATATCTTATTCAGGGCAACCATGATGAGTGGCTTGATCGGTTTGTTATGGAGAACCCATATCTCGCTGATTATACTTTCAGGAAAGCTATCAAGCTTGACGAAAGAGGTTATAAATATTATCCTGCTGGTAAATATCTAAAGATAGGTAGAATGAACTACTACCATGGGCATCATTTTGCTGGCATAACGCACACAAGGAACCACTTATTAAGATTGGGTGCTAATCTAATGTATGGTCATCATCATGATCTACAGCAGAGTAGCGTAACACATTTAGACGGAGTAAAGTCAGCTTGGTCTATAGGATGTTTAAAAGATATGACATCTGAAAAGAATACATGGCTTGGTAATAGACAACATAATTGGGCTCATGCCTTTGCAGTGGTAGATTACTTTGATAAAGGTTTATTTACAGTTCATGTAATAAACATTATCGAAGGAAGAACTTCACTGTGGGGTAAGCTTATAGAGGGATAGAATGCCACAAGACAGGGCTTTAATAGATTTCGTAATCAATAATGAGCAGGATATAAAGAAATGGCTCAAATCCAGACCTTATGCCCAAGGTACTTATGAAGATTTATTAAAAGAGTCACAGAGTGGAGATATAAGTGTTAAAAGAATACCAGATAAAAAATGGGATTCTCATATTAGAGAGGCATACGGAGATGAACAGACTCGTCCAAATCTAGCTGCTTTTTATGAATCTGGCAGTAAAACTATAAATTTAAAGAAAAGTGGGGAAGAATCATTACCCCATGAGGCAATGCATTATTTCTCTTCACATAGACCACTGAATGATAATGGGTATGGTGCTCCTAAAAATATTAATCCTTATATAAAAGCAGATATAGCGATGAAAGGATGGTTTCCATCTTTCCATCCAGGAGGAAGAAGGCCTCATATTGGTGGTAAATTAGGCGAGACTTCAGTAGGTAATTGGTGGAATACAAATAAAGCAACTAAAGGTGTTGCTTATTCTGACAAAAGAGGGTATCACCCACAGTTAGATGAGCATTCATTCGACTTAGCTAAGACATTTGGCACAAAAAGCAATGCCTCACCCGATATAAAAAAGAAGTTAAACTCAATAAAACATAAACTTGGGAATCTATTTAAGAAGAATCAGAGCTTTGGAGAATCATTTAAAGAGGCTAGGTCTGATGGGTTAGATGAATTTGAATGGCAGGGCAAAAATTATCATACAAAATATAAAGAAGAAAATAAGTCCGAGGCTGATAGTTTTTTAGATCGATGGAAAAAATCTTCTAAATTTAGAGGAAGTAATTATTAATGGCTAAGCAATTATTAGAAATAAATAAGTTCCAGAATGGAACAGTAACAACACCAGATGCAACGGATACTCCTGAGCAATCTGCTACATTTTCTATTAATCTTGACTGTGTAAATAAAGATGGAGCCTTACAGGGTGCTCCTATCAATGCAGCTGTTACTATAAGAAACTCAGATACCTCTGCTGATGCAACTCCAGATATAGATAAGGCTAGGGTAATAAGGTCTTTAGATGACGATGGTGTAAAGGAAGATGTTCTTTACTTTGAGCAAGCGAATAACAAACTACATTTTATATCAAATCTTGACAATGCTAATACAACTACTAGATTAAATCATTCGCTTATTGGGTCTGTTTTTCCATCAACTGGAAAAACATATGACCCTGTTGATTTAAAAGATGTGGCAATGGAAACTCATAATAAAGAAGTGCATGTAGGTCTTGGTGAATTAAATGATCCACAATGGATCGGATATACGAATCATAAAGGACTAGTAGACTCAGCAAAAATATTAGTTGCTGAAGATGCTGAAGTTAAATACCCTTCTTCTGTCCCTTATCTGGATAAGATGGTTTTAGGCAGTACGAGTGATAGTTATTTTTATGGTGTCCGAAAGGGTGGGACTAGAATATGGAAGATAGATGGCTCTGCCCATGCAAGTAATGGTGGCACAAAAGTTTCAGCTTCTACAAAAGATACTTATACCAATTTGCAATCAATCGCTTCTGATCCAGCAAACGGAAGATTATATGTCTTAGATAAGCAGGGTGATGGGTACGTGTATGAAGTGAGTATAGATGATCTTGACGAAAAAGATGTAACATACACACTCCCAAGTACCTATCCTGGTGCTGGAGGAACTTGGTATTCTGATATGCAGTATACTTCTGGTGGCTCTGGAAAGATATGGTTAGCTGCACATTATAATACTAGAACAGGTGCAGCTACATATTCCTCTCAATTTATATGGAACTTTGCTTATAATGCATCATCTAGTTCCCCAACTCTTGTGAATAAGATGCCTAGAATGAGTGGTGGGAATAATACTACTCCTGGGACATGGGTAGATATTCTCAATGAAACTAGTCAAGGGGCAGTTGCTGCTGACGAAATTAACGTAGCTGGTAACGTGTATATAGCAGAAACTTTTCCGATAAGTTTACTAAAGCATCCTAGTGATAATGATGCTGTATATTGGCTAGCTAGATATCCTAATACTGAGTCAGATGGGGTAACTACTTGGAACAATAGATGGCTACATAGGACTTCTGGAGATATAAGTGGGAGTGGAGCTTTGGCTAATGTTGAGAGCGTAACTTCAATAAGAACTTTATGTTTACATAGAATAAAACATGATCATGATGCAAGTACTCCTGATTTTGTTCCTATATATCATGTATATCATCCTAATGGAGCTGAGCAAAATAGTAATAGTTTTTCTGCTGTAAATATAGATAGTCTTGGAATTGATAATGATGGTGATGAAGTTTACCTTACTATTGCAGATAAGCTTGAGAGATTACCTACTAACATAGTAACTAGTTGGACAGCTAGCCAGACAAGTGGCAATTATAATGTAAATAATTTAGTGAGTGCAAATTCCACTGGGGGTATTGCTACAACATATAGTGTTACTCCAACAAGCCAATCAGAAAGAACTGGTGTAAGTATTAATTTTGGATATGTCCCTAGTACAGCTGCTACTGGAGCAGATAACTATGCAGTTGCAACTGATAATATAGTATTAGCAAGACAAACAAGTACTGCAGGTTTTGATAAAATTGCACAAGCATTCTCTGGTGGAGCTTCCCAAACCTTCTATAGGGATCATAGTGTACTTGGCATAGTGGCGACTGATCATGGAAGTGATACAGGAGATTTACAAAGTGGATTTACATATTTTTATAAAACTTCTATGATATATGATGGTTATCAAGAAACTCCATTGTCTATGGAGACTACATTAGATGTTAAAACAGATACTACTAATACTACATTGGTAATTACTATAAATGATTATGCCCAAGTTCCAAAAAGAGCATCAGGTGTAAAGGTATATAGAGCAGAGTCTACTTCTAATACAAATACAAAACCAGACTCTGTGTATAGACTCGTAAAGGTTATACCATTTTCAAAAGCTTGGACAGTAAGTGGTGTTACTTATAGTTATGAATTTGACGATACGGGCATAAAGGGTGCTTCGTTTGAAGCTGAATCAGGATTGTCTGAGACCTTAGAAGGTACATTGCCAAGATATTCATTATCAGCCCAACTTAATAATCAACATTATATAGGTAAGTGTTGGCATGAAGGTTATGTTAACGATGCTACGTCTTATGTCTTTGTTTCTAAGGTTGGTAAATTCGATGTGTTTGATTGGTTAGTAGATTTTATTAAACTACCTACAGTACCTACTGCATTAACTTCTTTTAGTGGAAGGATATATGCCTTTGATGAAGTGAATACTTATCGTATGAGAGGGAGTGCTGGTGGACAAGGATTATATATAGAAGATATCTTCGAGGGTGTTGGCTGCCTGAGTGATGATGCCGTTGTCTCAACAGATTTCGGCATGTTTTTCGCTGATAATAAGAATATATATCAACATAATGGAAAATCTGCTGAGCCCATAGGTGAGGCTATTGTTAGAGGTGATTCTGTATATTCTTGGCAGAATAGAGATACTTCGTATCATACAAGGGCCATGTATGATGCCACTAGAAGAAGTGTGTACTTTACATTTAAAGCTGGTAGTAATTATTATGCTTGGGCTTGGAACATACCAAGAAAGAGATGGGATATGTTGTCTTTTGCAGATGCAGAAGGGACTTCTCAACCTAAAGGTTTTTATGTATTAAATGATACATCTTTAAATATTGGGACTGGTAGTGCTATTGTGAATTTCTTAGGGGGAGCTACTAAGAGATTATGGACATGGGTATCTAAAGACTTAACAATGGGTAATGATACTCAGCAAAAAAGTATTAAAAAACTATTGCTTCCTTCTAGGATTAAAGCTAATTATAGTATAAATAGTAGTAAACCATCTGCTGGCAGTCAAGTTTCTGACACTCAAACCAGGGGGACTTATAGACTTGATGTAAATCAGAAAGCAACTAATCTAAAGGTAAGATTAGATTCTAATGCTGCAGGTGATGAGTGTGGAGCGGTTGGAGTATTGTTTAGAACAAAAAGAAGTCCTAGGTAATGCCCGATCTAAAAATAAAAAGAGCCCCTCAAACAGATAGTGAAACAAGAGCCTGGGAAACAGTATATGATGATATAAATGATATAATTAATTCAGTTAATCAGAAATCTACAGTTGAAAGTAGAAATGGTACTTCTGGTGGTGATGGGGATATAAGATTATTTAAAGATGTAGATAAAACTAAATACTTTATTGAGGGTAAGTTTGGAGATGGCTGGGCTAAACGTGAATTATTATTCTCTGATCCTAACATTGATACACAAGATGAATCTATAAATTTTAGTGCTACTGAGGCTTATGTCAAGCCAGATGGTTCAGTTCCGTTTACAGCTGTACAGACTGGAATATCTCCTTCTAATGATAATCATTTAGCTACTAAGGGTTATGTTGATGGCTCAGTAACCTTAGCTGGTTCATTGGACTATCTAACTATATCTAATCAGATTATAACAAGAGGATCAATAGTTTTAACTACTGATGTTACTGGTACGCTTCCTATTAACAAAGGTGGTACTAATGCTACTAGTTTTACTACTGGCAAGGCTTTAGAATATGTTAATGGGAGTATAGCTTCATCTTCTATTAACCTTGGAACTTTACTTGTTGATATTGTTGATACAGCGGCTACCGCTGGTACTGGAGGACAACATGGGAATTTACCAACTGATCATGTATGTTTAGTAGAGGATGGTGGTGCAAGTGGAAATCAAGCTAAGATATATAATGTAAAATCTGCTAATACTAGAATGACTATATCAGATTCTGCCACTAACGGCAGTGATTTTATAGAGTTTAATGTAGCTGATCAAGCTTTAAATATAAATAGATTTGATACTGTTTATACTTATAATTCTGGTGATGAGACTAAAGATACAGCGGCAGCTGATGGGGCAGATGGTATAGCTTTTGTTGATACTGCGAACACAACTTGGACTGCTGTGGCTCCAGCTGGTAGTGGAGCATATACAAATAAAGCAAAAGTTTCGTTAGTTACTGCTAATGACAATACTACTTATTCTACAAATGCATCTACTGTTTCAGGTGGTGCCAATTTTAATTTATTAGCAGCAAATCCAACATCGACTGATGCACTTAAATTTGCTGGCACAGGGGCAACAACTGTCACAAGAACTGACGCAAGTACTATTACCATATCTTCATCAGCTGGGGTTACTTCTATTATAGATGCTAATGACCCTGGTGGAGCTTCTTATAAATCTCTTGTAGTAAGCGGTAGTGCTGGTGTTGCTGAATTAATTAAAGTTAAAGGAAGTGGTTCAACTTCTGTTTCAGTAACGACTCAAGGAGACCCAGTAGAATATTTTCTTGATATTAGTTCATCTCAAAGGGGTATAGACGATACTCCTGTTAATAATCAGACGGCTGAAAGTATATCGTCAAATTGGGCGTATGACCATGAAAACCATTCGACTATGCACGATAATTTTTATTTAACGGGGGTTACTAAAAGTTCAAATACATTAACATTTGCAATTAGTGGTGCTGCTAATCCAACTTATACATTTGGCTCTAATGCGTTCAATAGCACTGCTTTTTTAAGTTCTATCGTTCCGTCGGCTGCTAGTGGAACTAATTTAGAGTCTATGGTTGATGATGGTTCGGGTGGAAGGATATATTCTATAAAAGGTGGTACTGGCATAACTGTATCTATTGAGGGTTCTGAAAGTGCGGATTATTTAGAGATAGCATCTACTGTTGACACGAGTGGTCTTTTAACTAATGGTATAGTTATAATAGAAGATTGGAATGGAAGTGAAGTAGAGGAAACTGCTAGTGCTTCTGGCGGTGACAAACTACGGTTTGTAGAAAACGATGGAATAGAATGGTCTATATCTGGCCCTACAAGCAATGTTATATCAGTAACTCCGAGCCTATCGGGATATAATTCAACTAATTGGGATAATGCATATGGTTGGGGGAATCACGGTTCTGCGGGGTACATAACAGGTAATCAAACTATAACCCTTAGTGGAGATGCAACTGGTAGTGGTACTACAGGAATAACCGTTGTAGTTGCTAATGATTCCCATACTCATGATACGAGATATTATACTGAATCAGAGGTGGATACAAGTTTAGCATTAAAATCAAACTTAGCTGGCCCTACTTTTACTGGTACAGTTTCAATGCCTTACTTAAGAATATCGTCTACAGGAGACGCTGCTCCAGGGAGTACTACTCATGGATTCCAAGTTGGAACCACATCTTCGAATGTTATAATAGACAATAATGAAGTTATGGCTAGAGCAAGTGGTGTCGTTTCAACTCTTCATCTGAACGCAGATGGTGGTGGAGTCATATTCCAATCAAATAGTTCTGGAAATGAAGTAGAAATAGATACAAGTGGGAATGTTATGTGTAAAAATCTAAAGGCGAGTGAGGATGTTTGGGCTTATACTTCTTCTGATGTTTCTTTAAAAGATAATAGAAAGTTAATAGAAAGCCCATTAGATATGATATCTAAGATTGGTGGTTATTCTTTTGATTGGAACAGTAAAGCAGCAAGCCATTTAAAGGGACATGATTATGGTGTAATGGCTAATGAAATAGAATCTGTAATGCCAGAACTTGTTACTACAAGAGAAGATGGCATCAAAGCAGTGAGATACGATGGTATAATTCCATTGCTTATCGAAGCTATAAAAGAATTAAAGGAAGAATTAGATGGCATTCGGAAACTCTGAAAATTCCAGGCTCAGTGACTTAGGATTAATCGTAGCTGGCAATGGTAGCAGTACCTCTGGCTCTGCTACAAGCCAAAAAAAGTTAAGAGCCGATTGTGCTAATAGTAGCAGTGCATCGAATGTAAGATTGTGGGACTCATTTAAGTCTCCTACTCAGTCTCAAATGATGGGTGGTACGGTTTTGGATGACGACCCAGAAGATGATACTTATGAAGTCGACACTAATGATAGTTCTGTTGGTGGTTCTGTGACTACAGATTCACCTAGTACATATGGTATTGGTACATATTTCATGTCAAGATGTTGGAATCTAAATACTACTTTTATACAAAATACTTGGGAAGCCATTATAGCAACTGGGAGCATCTTCCTTTCAGGTTCAACATCTAATGAGACTGCTGTCGCAACAGATTGGTCGATGAGTCTACAAGGCAATAATACAGGCACAGGCTCTGTGTATATAAGACAAACCTTAGATGGTAGTTCTGCTTGGAAGAAGTTCTTTGGAGCCGATAGTGGAACAGATTGGATGGCAAGAGTAACTGCTAATGTGAATAGGACAAGTGGTGGTGGAAATGGTGAAGGATAAATGAGAAAAGTATTTGTAAATAAGAATTACCTTCGTAAATTGCAAGGGAAAAAACTATATTTAGGAGATATATGATATGATAGGTACCTTACTTTCTGGTGGAGCAGCTCTTTACAATATGTATAAGGGCAATAAAAAGATGGGGAATATTGGTGCCAATCAACCATCAGCTGAAGACATAAGAGGCGAATCTTACGGTAGATCACAAGGCCTTATTGATAGGATGACTAATTTTGGTCAGTATTCTGGACAAGCTATGGACTTAGCTTCTCAAAAAGGTAACCAGGGCGTAGAAAATGCTATGATGATGGGTATGGGTGGAAGTCAGGCTAATGCGATAAGGAATAGAATGAAAAGAAGTTCTATGACTGGTGTTTACGATAAGTTTAATCAAGGATTGGGTCAAGCAGCAAATCTACAGCAAGGGATAGATAGTGGTATAGCTGGTCAAATGCAAGGTCAAAGACAATATGCAAATAATATTGCTATGACACAGGCGAATAATCAGATGAACCTTGGTGCTGGATTACTACCTGAGGGAGGTCTGGGACAAGAAGGGTTACTCGGACAAGTTCTTGGCGGTTTTGGGATAAATAAATAATGTGGCCTAATTTATTAAATATGTTTAAAGGAAAAGCTGGTGGAGCACAGATGACTCCATATAAAGATTTAAAGGCTGAAGAGTTAGAGGCTTGGGAAGGGTATGACCCAGCTAGTGAAAAATCAAGACATACCCAATATGCTAATGCAGCAGCCCAGCAACAACCCCAACAATCTACTATGTTTGGTCAATTGGGAGACCCAGGAAAAGCTATGGGTACTGTATGGGATCAGTTAAAAGGTGCTGGTGGTAAATTTAAAGAAGGTATACAAGGTTTAGATAGAAGAATGGAAGAAAACTATGCAGCAAGTGGATGGGCTCCAGAGGGTTATAAATCTCCCTATGATAAGTCTGAAGATACTCCAGAATACACTCCTGGAGGAAGTAAGACTCTCGGTGATATAAAAAGTAAAGAAGATGCTGTAGCACAAGCAAAATGGCAAAAATCTCCAGAAGGTGAAGAATTTTTAGAGAATATGCGTAGCGGACAAAGAGTTGGAGACTATGCAGTAGGTAATGCTACAATGGGTGGCCCATTTGGAGGAGTATTGAATTCATTGTTTTCTAAACCTTGGAGTTACGACGTTAAACCTAGACATAAATATGGGAGTTTAGAATAATGCAGCAAGTAATGCCAGATTATAGTTCTCTTTTAGCAGCAGTTGGCACTGGTGAATCAAGAGCTGATTTATCGCAATCGAGAGCTAATGTAAATTTTGATGATAGAATTATGAAAGAAGCACTTCCTATAACAAGGATGCTTTCAAGGGATGGTTCTATAGATAGAAAGAAAATTAAAGGGGCTGGTAAAGGTTTTACAGACCCGAGTACACTTTGGGAAGATTTATCTGCTAATATGCCAAGAGGCAGGGGAATAGACCCAGTGGTATTTCAAGAGAAATTCCAAGCTGGTAAGTCTATGTACGATATGAGTTTAGCTAATCAAGTAGCTCAAATGGGTCAGAGTGGATATTCTGAAAAAAGAGTTTGGAATGAATTTGGTGCTAACCCAGATTTAAGACAATATATGGTAGAGAATGGTATCCTACAGCCACAGTTAAAATCTACTGGTGGACTTGGTACTGCTGCATTTATTGGATCAATGGCAGCACTTCAAGGTGGGAGAGCTATTAATACTCTCTCTAAAGTTCCTAAGCCAACACCAGATCAATTATCAGCATTAAAAGAAGCTGGATATAAGTATCAAAAAGGTGGTAAAAATGCTGGCATTAGAAAGATGACCCCAATGGAGATTTATGGTAGGGATAATCCAAACTTTAAAAAAGAAGGTATGCCTAAGAAGCCTGTAAAGAAGGCTTATAAATTTAAAAGTGGCCCCAAAAAAGGAAAACCAAATACAGCAAGTTATAATAAAGCACTGAAAGATTATAATGCTAAGATTGATGCTAGGACAAAATCTTTTGGTGAAAAAACAAAGGCAGCAAGAGCTACAGCTAGAGCTAGGGATGCTGCAGATAAAAGTTTAATGGGGAAACAGGCTTTAAAAAGCGGAACTAGAGGGACTACTGGTAAAATAGCTACAAATGTGGCATTGAAATCAGTTGGTAAGACCTTAGGTGCTCAAGTAGGAAAAGGATTAGGTATGAGAGCTTTAGGTCTTTTTGGAGGAGTCCCAGGGTTAGCACTCTCAGGAGCATGGGGAATATATGAGTTGTTAAGTGCTTTAAATAAGAACAAAACAGCTGATACTGGTAGTCGGTGGAAATAAAGTGTGGTTAAACCAGGATTCAGACCTAGTTTATCTCCTCAGCAGGTAAAAGATTATAGAAGGCTGTATGATCAGCAGCCAGATAAATTTGATGATCAAACCATAGAAGCGTTAGAACAACACGCTACATATTATAACCTCCCTTTCGCAGAAAACAATGATTCCTTCATGGGTAAGGTAGGAAGTGTAATGAAGCAGACTGGTGCTGGATTCTTTGAAGGATTCACTACCTTTAAGACTGGAGACCCCCCAACAGATGATGCTGAAGCTATAGCTCGTAATATAGGGCATTTAGCAGGTTTTGTTGGCTATGTTCCATCAATGCCATTTAAAGCAATTGGTGCTATTAGGTTAGCTCAGGCTGCAAAAAGATTAAGGGGGACTTCAGTTCCTATGGTAGCAGCTAAATATGCTGAAAAAGGAGTAAAGAAGATTGTTAATCCTATTTATGGTAGAGCTATAGAGGCTAGAGCTGCCGCTGGTAAAACAGCTACTGGGTTTCTTCAAAATAATGTAGTAAAAGATATGGCCTCTGGTGCTTTCCACCTTGGTGTAGCTAGTGCTGTCAGTTCTTGGCAGGGTGGAGTAGATGAAATGATGGATTCATTTAAGCACGGTGCTATGACTGGAGCTGCGTTTAGGGCTATAGGCAATGCTGTACAAACTGGTAATCCTAATGCAGATAAGATGTTAAGAGGCCTCTCCGCATCATTAATGACTGGACTTCCTTCCACTGTAAGGGGTGAAACTACCCCTATGCAAATATATCAATACTTACTTGGTGCTTACTTTGGTGTTAATGAAATGCCAGTGCATAGGCGTATGGGACAACAGCACCTATCTAAGATGATAAAAAAAGGGGAGAAAGACCCTGAGTTAGTAAAAGGCTGGCATGAAATAGATAAGCCTGGACAAGATTGGGTGGTAAAACAAGTAGAGAGAATGGAGGCTCCTAAGAATAGATTAGCAGCTGAAATATTAAAGAGTGTGAAAGGGATTACTCCAGAAGAAGCGGAGCTACGAGCTGAAGAATATCTAAAAAAGCAAAAAGAATTAGAGTCTATATCCTTCACCGAAGAAGGAGAGCCCCTTAGAGACTTGACAAAAGAAGAAATGAAGGAGATGGAGGATAGTGGTAATGATGTAGACCCACAGATTATACCAGCAAGATTATCTATCAATGCTAAGTCATTCGTTGACAACAATATGGCTGAGTATCTGAAAAATAGCACTCCTGGTGAAAGGCTAGTAATTGCATCAGACCTGAACGATACATGGTTAAATCTTATCCAGAAAGGAAGAAAAGATAAGAAAAACCCAGCAGAAGATATGTTAAACTATATATCTAAAAAGCATCCAGAGTTTAGTCCACTGAAGGAAGATGTGGCCTTTTGGAAAGGTCTTGGCTTTATGAGAATAAGACAACGACCTGTGAATATGCTCACCATAAATAATGGTAAGCCTAGAGTAATGAAAACTGATAACACTGGTTCAGCTATGAATGATGCTGGTAATAGAAAACAGTTAAGTCAAGAACCGAAACTCATAGAGGAAGTATTCTTACAAGATTACAATAGAAAATTTGGTATGAATGAAAAAACCCCACGAGGGGTTTATGCTCTATTAGATCATATAGTTAAAGGAACGCCTACTGGTCAGAGAGAGTTTGAATTAAATAAATATGTAGATTACATAGCTAAGGTAGAGGCAGTAAAGCAGGGGAGAGCTTTTCCAAGTAAGGAAGATTCACAGGTAGCACAGCAAAAATACAACAAAGAAATTGGTAATCTTATGGGTTTTATGAACTCTAAGAAAAATAATATGTACTATTATGGCGGAAGAGGGGACGCTTCTAGACTTTATTTTGTTAAATATCATCCAGATACTCCATTTGGAAGTGCTAATATTGGTAAGGCTATGACAAAAATTAAAGCATCAATGAGAAAATCTGGTGTTACAGCTGCACAATTGAAAGAAATAGATAAAAGTAGGCAAGAATTTATAAGAAAATATAGTGCTGGTATAGGTAGCGTAAAGAGAGCTGGAGAAATGTTTGATAAATCTTATGTTTCCAATGCTATATACGATGCTAGACTTAATGGTTACAGGGGTTTAGAGGATATAGGTAAAGTATTAGGTAAGGAGTACATAAACAATGCAAAAGCTTTTAATAAGAGGTCGCAAATATGGTTCACATCTGGTTACTCTTCTGACCCTGAAGCTGTTGCTATGGTTGTTGAGAAAGCTAGGAAAGGGAAGGGAGATGTAGTTGATGGTAATCTAAATATTAAATTGATTAATGATATAGGAAAAGAAGAGGCTCATAAGATTGGTACTCCCAATAGTGAGTACTATCAATCAGGTGACGGGGCTATATATGGACGTTCTGACGTCATAGATGGCCTAAATCGCCAGGGAGGACTACCAGAGGAAGGTGGGGCCAACAAATCCTTTATAGTGTCGTCAGACCCCCAATATGGAGCTCTGCTGGGCAAGTACATGATACACTCCGTTACCCCTAAGATGGAAAAGTACATGCATGATAATAATATCCATCTTATTATACCTAAATCGGCCGCTAAGCAAATAGGCGAAAGAAAACCTGGTAATATAGGATGGGTTAGAAAGAGACCTGTCATTGACGCTGAGTCATATCAATTGCCTATAAGAGATATTAAAGTTGTGATGTCTGAGAAAATAGATTCTCATAGTTTGCAAGCACAGCATATGCCTAAGCAGATGTTTACTAATTTTACTCCCTATGGATTTTTTGATCCTTCAAGGGCACCATTTAAGACCGAGGCTGAGTATAATGAGGCAATGGATGATATATTTAAGGATATGTATTCCACCCTTAGTGAAAAAAGGGTTAAAGGAGACACTGAGCTTAACGATTTAGTTAAAAATTTAGCGAAGAACCCTTCAGCCTATGAGCAGGATATACCTAAACTTATTAATAACTTAGATAAGATTGGTGTACATGAGCTATTATCTGCTATACAAGCTAAGGGGAATGAGAAGTTCGCCAATGCTGCTTACTCTAAGATACAAAAGATTAATAGAGATATTATAGAGGAGATGAGAGTAGATGGTGAGCATACTGACAAAGAATTAGAGCAGATGAAGAATGAAATGTCTGATTTTGAGACAGTTCATGAGAGAATAAATTCGTTAGTGCCAGATAGCTTAGCTGGTTTTTTACATAAATTTAGCCGTGACTATAGGATGTCAGTTGTGCGTAATTATATTGTTAATGGTATTACTAGACCAGAGATTGGCAATAGTGGTTCCACAAGAATGAGACCCTATGAAATTGGCATGTCTAAAGAGGGAGAGACTAAGAGATTAGAGAAAGAAGATGATATCTTTTTCTTAGATGATGGATTTAAAAAAATGATGATAGATGTCTCTGGTATTGGTAAGAAAGGTAGAAGAAGTTTAGAAGAAGTTTGGAATATATATAAAAGTGGTGTAGATAAGGGCAAACCTGATAAGCAATTAGAAGAATTGCTAAGAGCTGTATTAGTCCGTGTTCCAATGGATTCAATGTCTGGTGCTCATGCTCTTAAATTTGCTGGATTTACTGGAGTCAGAGGATTTGGTTCTTTATTACATGGGAGAACAATGGAAGCTCTTGGCGGTGCTGATCTAGATGGTGATAAAGCTTTTGTATTCTTTGGAGGCAGGTCATCCTCTGGAGTTGGTGAGGGATTCAAAAAAGAGTGGAAAGATGTTTACGATTGGTCTAAGAATGAGTTTGTCTCTAAATTAAAAGCTAAACCTTCTTACGGATGGGCTCGAAGACATAAGGGAGGCTATGAGGTGAGCACTAAGGGAGATAAGAGATTTAGTGCTTTGGTTGCTAAATTATCAGACGGAAGAACAATAGAGGAACATTATCAAGTTGATGTAAAAGGGTATAATTCTATTAAAGAAGGGAAAGGGAAGGCCCCTAAAGATAAAAGTATAGATACATATGTTGAATATAAGAAGTTATGGGAAAGATGGGCTAATGAAAATACTAGTCTCATAATAGAATTAGGTAAAAAAACAAAAGGAAAAGTTCTTACAGATATGTTTGCTGCTACAGAGGTGTCCCAAGCTAGAGCTTTATCTGAGATTTTAAACGATATGTTTCCGCCAAAGAAAATAAAAGATGGTGGTTTATATGAAGAGCATAATAAAGATACAGTCAATCCTTTGAGTAAAAAGGGTGAAACGTATCATGAGGAGCTCACTATTTCTGGCCCAATTAAAGAACAGGTGGTTAATCCAGCACTTCAATACTCTCCTGTAACTCGTCAAATAGCTTCAGATGCCGCTTCTAAAGGAAGGGATCAGTTGGGCATTGCAGTTACTCAAGCTTCTTATGTACGATCTGCCTATTCGGCTATAAGGTCTATGAAAGATTCTTCGTATTATACAGAGATATACCATAAAGATTTTAATTATCCGTTAAGATTAAGAGTAAGGGCTAGAAAAGGTGAAGATAATCTTCGTTCATTCAGAGGAGTGTCAAGAGCTTCTGTTGGATTAGCTTCTGATCCTATGGATGAGGCAGGATTAAACTTTGGTAAGTATGGTGAAAAACTATTAGATAAACAAACTGATGCTTTATTTGAGTATATGATTGTTGATAGCAAGGGCAAACCTACGCCTAGATACAATAAGATTATCCATTCTGGACATAAAAAGCAAGCTGTGATTAGCTCTATGAAAGAGATAAACCAGGCTATCTACAGTAGGAATTGGGCTGAGAACAGAAGATTCCAAATGTGGGAGATACAAGAAAAGCTTGATAAGATCGATGATCTATCGTCTGGGTTAGCAAAAGAGAATCGAAATAGCTTTCTTCCTAAACTAGCCAGTGACTTAAAGGGGCTCGATTGGAGTGATGGAATATTAAAGCGTATTGATTTTAAAAAGATATCGGAGCTTTATGAAGAGCATGCAGGTGAGTTAACAGAGTTAGATGCACTAAAAGAAACGCTTGGGAGAACATCTTTAGCTGTCCCAATGCATGCATATTTAAGATTAGTTATGAAACATAAATTATTCACAAGGGAGGGTATCCGAGTCCAACTTGACCCTAAGGGTGAGGGATATCGTAAGGATTTACTGTCAGGTGAAGAATTTGACTCTTATAATAATAGTAAACGTGAGAAATTTGATCCAAGCAATTTGGAGCAGCGATCTAGATATCTTAACGATATTGTAAAAAAGGCTGAAGATTTTGTCGTTAATGATTTCTCCGATATAGCTAGTATTAAAAGAATTAAAGAGCTTTCAAAGAATATATCCTCAGTAAGGATACAAGAACTTAGTGAAGCTGCTGATTTCCTAAAGAAAAGTAGCTATGTTCTTGCTAATCAGTCAAGGAAAATAGATCAGACAAATTCGACTCTTGACCCTATAGAAATAGCTTATCTAGAGGCTGCTCAGCAACAAATATACGGTGAGAAACAATCTGGAGCATTGAACCAGGCTGAGATAGACAGTAGAATCAATAAATACAAAGAGAACTTATCGACTGGGGAGTCAAAATTATTTGATACACTTATGTTAAGTACATTATGGCGTGGTAAACAAGTAGATTTAAATGAATTATATAAAAGAATTGGTGATCCTAAATCAGAAGAAGTTAAGCAAGAAGTAAATAATATGATCATGGATTCCAAAAAGACAAGCTTATCAAGAGTGGGTTATGCTTCAGAGGCTATACCAGATTCTTCTGTCAAAGCCATGCTAAACGAATACCAAAAATTGTTCGATTATAGTACAGAAGTAGTAAAACCTGGGACAGCTGAAAAAATCATAAAGGATGCAGAAAAATTAGATCAGCCTATGAAAATAGTAGATTCTAATGGTAATAGAATAGAGAGCCAAGTAATAGAAGACCCTAATATGGACTCTACTACTAAAAAATACTTAGATGAGTATGCCCCATTTATAGGATTGCATGAAGGGAAGTTAAATAAAGAAGAGGCTGAGTTAGCCCTTAGTATAAAAGGTCATTTAGCTCATTATAATAATATAGTTGGTAAAGATTTAAATGGAGTCATGAGATGGCTGGTTAAAAAAGATTTAAATAATGCTTCACTAGAAGATTTCAGAACGCTTGATAGATGGTTTAAAATGACTAGAGAGGGCACATGGTGGCAAAGGATAATGAGACCAGTATTAAGCGGTTCTCCAAAGATAAGTAAGTGGCACCATTTAATGTTCCCAAAAGCTATTGGACAAGATTTAATGAGACACGACCTTGCCCTTGTTGAGGAGAGACGTCCTTATAAGGATAAGTATGGTTGGGTCACGGGGAGAGTTATGCAGCCTGAGAATATGATGACAAAAATGCAGAGTGCTGTACATGTTATGAATCAACAGGCTACTCAATTGTACGAAGAACAGAAAAGAAAATTTGATGAAGATATAAATCCCTACTTAGAGGGCATCGAAGGCGGAGATAGATTATTTAGAATATCTGTAAGAAAGCGTGAATTTGAGAATATGCCCGAGAGGATAAAAGAAGAGGGTCAAGATTCATTGTATAATATAAAATCGAAAGAATACATAGATAAATGGAATGAGATACAGAAAGAATATGATTGGGATAATTTACAGAATAAAATATTTGATGTGACTCTTGGCGGTGGTCGTGTTACTAAGATGACTGGTAAAGAAATTGTAAAAAATATAGATATATTGTTGACAAAGTGGAATGAGAAAATTCATGGGTGGATGACAGGTGGTAGGGATGAATTTGGTGTGAACGAATGGGATAGAGTGTACGCAGCTCGAAAAGGTGAAAAAGGTTATGTTGGAGATTATTATATTGTAGAAGACTTCCTAAAGAAATTTGATAAGTCTATAGTGGATGGTGAAAGAGTTAATTTAACTGAAGGTATTGATGGACTTAGGGAGATCAGTAAAAGTCAAATGATAGCATATTATCCCAAGGCTCAGTTCGATGTTAAGAAGGCTATTCAAGAAGGATTAAATATCCAACCCACTGGAGACCTCGGTGCAAAAGGGTATTGGCCCCATATGGGTGGAGATTCCAAAATAGCTGCGGAAGGTTTAAAGAGTTTTATAAAAAAATTAACTGAAAATCCATTCGTTGATAAGGAACTTCGTAAAAGAGAAATAGCAAAAGCCTTATATCACTATAGACAAATAACTGGTGACTGGGTTCCGACTGGAGAACTGAATGATGCTTACAATCTAGCATCGGATGTACTAAAAGATATAGCTACTAAGTCTGGTAAGAAATCAGAACGGATAAGGGGTTTCACTGAGAATAGACAAGTCGGAGCACAACATAAGCGTGATGCCCATATACCTGGATGGAGTGTAGAGCCTGAAGTGTATAGCCAATATATGAAAAGCGTTATTGATAATATGTACAAACATGCTGCACAAATAAAAGTAAGATCAGATATACATAAATTCCAGGGGGAGCACTTTAAAAAGACTGGTGATAGTAAAAATACATTTGAATGGGTAGATTTCTTTAATCTCTATGCTCAAGATGCTCTTGGTTATCCACAGCATATACCACAACATATATTAGACAATCCTAATATGAAAATAAAAGGCACCCCTTACGCTTGGTGGAATGATACTAACGTTAAGAACAGGGTTAATGGTATAAGAGACATGCTTGGCGTAGGAAGGAAGAAGGATGCAGACCTACCAGAAGAGTTGCGAGGAATAGACTTTAGCACTCTTGCTAAGTGGGGAAATCTTGAGGCTAAGTATCAATTGGCTTCGTTACTTGCTCATCCTAAGAGTGCTGTGGCTAACCTATATGGTGGTACTTCACATACTCTTATATCTACTGGCTTGACAAATTTTAAGAATGCCAGGAGCATAAAATATCTACAAACAAATGTAAATCCTGAATGGCAAAACATGGCTGATGTAGAAAAGTGGGTACGAGGACTTGGCGTTGTAGAAGATTTTATAATTTACGAAGCTGGGCTTAATCCAAAATTTAAAAATAAAAGATTTAAAAACTTTTTATCCGATGCTACTGCAGCTATAAAAAAAGACCCCAATGTATCAGATAGAAATTTAAGAAATATTGCTAATAGGCATGGTATCATAGACAGCGTTTTTAATAAGGCTGCATGGTTTATGCGGAGACCAGAGAGAACTCTCCGTAGAGATGCCTTTATGGCCCATTATCTGCAAGCTAGGAACAACTTTGAAGGTGCTATATCTAAGTTTGATGACCCAATGCTAATAAAGTTTGGCATGGAGGGCGTAAAGTCAACACAGTTCTTATACTCTGCTCCCTTTAGACCAGCTTTTGCAAGGTCTTCTATGGGTAAGGTGATGACTAGATTCCAGTTGTGGGCTTGGAACTCAGTAAGATTCAGAAACGAGACTATAAGAGAGGCTTCTCTCAGGGGATGGAAACAGGGGACTCCTGAATTCGAAAGATTTAAACGGATGGCTACTATGGATTTGCTCATGTTTGGGTTGGCGAATGTCTTTATGTATTCCTTATTCGAGAATGCTCTTCCCCAGCCGTATGGATGGATACAGGACTGGGCTGATTGGGCATATGGTAGTGATAAAGAGAGGGGTAGAGCTTTCTTTGGAAGTTATCCAACGGCACTTGCCCCTCTTCAAATGATTACTCCGCCTATAGCTAGGTTATTACCAGGTACATTCAAAGCTATAATTGAAGATGATTGGTCTAAGTTAGCTGGGTATCAGGTGTGGAGTATGTTTCCATTTGGTAGAATGGGGAATGATGTCCTTGGTGAGTATGGATTGATAAATAACCCTTCCAGGGCAATAGAAAAGATTACTGGTATACCATATCAACAAATACCAAGACAAGTTAAAAAATATAAAGATGAACCAACTTTAAAACCTAGGATATTATGATGGACTATATAGACGAATCTGAACAAATTGATATGAAAACTCTAGCAGCAATTTCTACTGCTGCTGCTATGGGTGGAATAGGAACTATGAAAGCTACTTCTGGGAATATTGGGACTAGAGCTAAATATATAGATTATATGAGAAACTATTTACCTGGATTTTATAGTAATAAATTTGGCTCTAAAGCATTGGCTTCTGGTAAAGAGGCTATTGCTGGGAATATATCTATAATGAAAAATATTGTTAATCCTAATATTTCATATACACATGATGTTACTGGGCTTAGCCCTAGAGCATATGAGCAATTATTAGGGCAAGAAGAGCAGCTAAATTTTCTAAGAAATGAATCAAATAAGTTATTAGAATTTGACCCTGAACTAAAAGTGAAGGGAAACACTGCTATATATGAAAAAAGTAAGAGACAAATCGCCCATATCCAAAAACAACAGCATTATAAATTAGTTAATGACTATTCCAATAGATTTCTTTTTAATAATAAAGGACTAACAGCAACTGATGACGTTGCTAGATATGCCCAAAATTTTGTATCAAAAATTGATAATCCAGTGGAAGCTCAGAAATATTTTGGTGGGGACAAAGATGCTATGAGATGGATTACAAAAGGTCAGGGTATAAAAAATCAACGGCATGCTCTTTATTTGTTACATAAGAATCCTCCGAAAACTGGTGATGTCTTAAGAGGCATTCAATTTGATAACCGTGTATACAATACATTTGGAAACATGAATGAAATAGGAGGAGAGAAATTCTCAAATTTAACGCCTAAAAAAATGGAATCTGTTTTAAAAAAGAGTGGGTTATCGTGGAAAGAAATAAATGGGAAATACTTTTTTAAAGTGTCTCCACGAATGAAAGCGAATTATGATTGGGGTGGATACCAGGGCATAGTCGAATGGAATCCAAAGAAACGGGACAAGGTTAAATTCTATGCCAATGATAAGCGTGATTTATTTAAAATGAAATTTGGAGGTAGAGATGTTATAAATGTCGTACAACCAAAAGAGATATCTATTCCTGAAGCTGAGGCTATCATTAGCGATGAATTGGCCCCTAAAAAACAAAAAGAATTAGTTGAGAAAATTACAAGAAGAAAAAGAGCACCTAAAATAACTAAGATGGCTGCTAAGATATATAGTCCTGGTAACAATATAGCCTATGCAAAGGAAGTAACTGCTATTACGCAAGCTCAAAAAGAAATTTTAACGAAAAAGATTCCTATAAAAAATATAGTTAGATTTATGGCGAAAAGATTTGGCTTTGGGTTAGCATCCGCAGGTATAAGCGGATTGGCAGTGTTGGCACTTATTGGAACAATCCAAATGATAAAAGATAGGGGAGAACAGGGCCAATAACTAAAATCCCTTAATATTCTCCCCCGTTGAGGGATAAGCTATCTTGGCGAGGTACACCAAGGAGTTATGTAGCTTATCATGCTACGTAATTCTCGAAGTATTTGCATTCCTTCTCAACTATGCAGGGTTTATCAGCTTTCTCTGTGTTTAAAGTTTGAAAAACTGGTACCCATCCATTTCTTTTCAGGTATTCTTTGTCGATGTATAAACTACAACCTAGACAATTGCCTAAATTCCAATTAGCACAATCACGTTGTGCTTTCCTTCTTAGTTTCTGATCTTTCAACATGTACCTCTTTTATGTCTTTACTTATCTGTTCTTTAGCGTATCTTTCTATTTCCTGATCTTCAAGATCACGAGCTACGGAATCATTATATTCGTCTTCATTATATTCGTCTGCTGTCGTCGGTTCGAACTCTCTTCGTTCTTTCTCCTCCATCAGCCGTAACATATATGCAGCTAAATATACAGATAAATCTAGTGATTCTTCAACAGCTTCATAAAAATTATCCCTTGTTATGTCATCCTTTGGCATTATTGGGATATTTTGATGATACTCCTTAGCACCTACATCTAATCTTTTTTTGATAAGATCGATGACTAGGTCATTATTTTGCTCTAGGTCTTTTATATCTCCTGATTCTTTATGCTTATCTATTTTGTTTTGCATTTCATCTATTCTAAGGGCCATATGTTTCATGGCGAAATCAGCTTCAAGTAAAGCTTGTTCAAGATATATCAGTTTGTTTTTTAGTACTTGTTTATTATTCATCGGATATCTCATATTTTTCATATAAATCTTCTATAGGAATTATGACAAGTTTTATAGAATTTCTTAATACTTGTCTATCATACATTTCTACATCAGATTTTTCTACTTTGAATTTTCCTGGATAAGTTAGATTACCATACTTATCTTTATGACTTATATTAACAATACATGGTAATCTAAATTCCGCTATTCCTATGGCACGAGTTTTCTTACCCCCATGCCATATCGGTGTTTTAATTGTATAATTATTCATTACAATTCTCAGATAACTTTGGGTCTGTATGATAATATTCTTCTATTCCAGTTTCTGAACCAACTTCTGTAGCTGCATACATTTCTTTAGTTACAGGTATCTTTTTTTGGCTAATATCTTTAGATTTCATTGAATCTTCGATATCTCTGATAAGATCACTTACTTTACTCAAAGCGTCGGTGTTATTACTATTTATATAGAGCTCTCCTCTATAATTATTTAAAGCTGTCATAATAATTTCAGCTTGTTCACGATTTAAGTTCATTGCTTCTCCTGTTTTAATTCATTTATACTAATATCAGGATTACAATTACATAAATCTGCATTACGACCTTTTTTTGTATTTGATTTGCACCAATCATCATGAGCAACATTCATTATATTAATTGAATTCTTTTTTATCAATCCTTCTACTATCCATTCTCCTATTTCATCTTTATAGTTTGATTTCTTTGTATTCATTAGTATCTTCCTCCTTTGGCTAATTTTCTTAGCACATATTCTTTTGTTTCGTCTTTTAAACATTCTACCCATTCCATAAGATATTTAAATTCATCTTCATCTAATGGGCCTTTCCTGGTGTTACATGATTTGCAAATTAGCTGCAGGTTATCAATGACAGAGTCTCCATCTTTAGCCAACGGAATAATATGATCACATACCATATTTTTTAATGTCATTTTTTTATCACAGTATTTACATCCATCACCATAACTATTATAAAACATTTCACGAAGCTCATCCATCTCAATATCGAATAAAACTTGTGAATCTTCGGATCGTTTTTTAAGGGAGGATTTGAGACTTTGCATTTTTCTCTGAAGCTTTTTATAAGCAATCTTCCAATAAGTACGATGATGAGGTTCTAATACCTCTCGAAATGTTTTTTTATCATATTTCATAATTATAAGGGCTCAGCGTTTTTTGCATTACTTCGCTTGTTAAAAGGCTTATGATACATCGCTGGGCGTGTAAGAGGTCTTTGTCCTCCCCCTTTCAATCAACTGAGCCCTGATAATTTATTATTAAAAGAATGTAGCATACAAGTATTAATAACTATGTTCGCTTTACTCTTTTAACTTTTTTTATGTTTATGCCTTGTGGCATATCGCTTTCAGCGTTAAATGCTGATATTGCAGCTTTTCTCGCCTTTACTTTATCTAATTTCTCAACAATCTCTACTTTTTTGAAATCATTAGATATAGTATGTGGATCAACGTCGACTGGGCCAAATGTTTCATAAAGCTTATACCTTGCAGTATTAGTCTCGTATACTCCATCTTCGTTCCCAATTTCCATTATAACAGCTGGTAACAATTGCTTGTTAAAGAAGTCCTGTGTCTTTTTAAGTCCTCTTCGTCGTGACTTTAATCTGTCAATTTCATCTTTCAATGCTTCAACCTCTGCGTCAAGTAAGTATTCTTTCTTGTTAAGCTCAAGCATGAAGTGATCGACATTTTGTATTTTGGTCTTGATTACCCTATGTAGTGCTGTTCTCGCCTCTTCGAGGCTCCTGTGTTGTTCCATGTCGATGTCAGTGGCTTGCTCTATGTGCTCGAGTTGTTGATTTATATCAATGAGCTCGCAGACCAGTTCTCTTGTTGTTGCCATCATTCCTCCAAAATTGTGAAGTTCTTATTCATTATTTTACTATGTATAACTTCAGGTTTCTTTTTTTTCAGTCTAAATGAAGGCGTCCATTCAAGCTCAATATCGAAGAGGTCACCATCACTATTCTTATATAGTGATACTTTTTTTCCTGCATCTTCAGCTGAGCCTGTGATACCAAGCACTTTTCTTGATGCATTTTCTATTGCTCCACTTCCTTTAGCTGCATATAAATCCATTATTTGATTTCTCGAATAGTCTCTTGACACTTGAGATATCTGTATAATGATAATATCTTCATTTACAGCTATATTAGATAGAGAGTGACTTATGTAATTAAGTTTTTCATACTCTCCTCTTTTATTGAACGGCACATCTACAAGGTCAATATAGTCTATTACAACACATTTAGGTTGTAATTGCTTTATCTTTTCTTGTATTTGCGGTATAGTGGGACTAATAGATTGCATTATGATGTGACTTAACTCTTGTTTGTGGTATTTATAAAGACTTTTATAATTTTTCATTACTGTATCTTTATTAGCTCCAGAAACAATTTGTAAGTTTCTTCTATGCATCACATATCCTGATAGTTCTAATGATAAGAACAATGTTGGAATTTGTTTTTCTTTTATTATTTGATCGTGGTCAGCATTATAACCCAGTACAATATTTTGAGCTAATGCTGTTTTGTTTGCACCAGTCGATCCAAAGATAGTTACTAATTCTCCAGGATATACTGTTGCATCTTTGTCGTATACTCCTAAAGACTTAGCTAAATCAATTGTTCTTCCAGAGAAATCAGTTTCTAATCTTTCTGCTAACTCTGATTGTAATTGTTCACTATTCTTTACATCTATCAAATAATCTTTTCTTTTGTAGTAGATACAATTTGGTTGACAATGATTATGCATTAACACATCTTTGCAACCATATTTATATCCACCACGATAGGTGTCTTCTACCTTTTTAAGTACTATATCACTTCTCAATTGTCTACTATTCCACTCTAATAACGCAGCTTTAGCAGCTACACTAGGTATACCATGTCTAAAGAAATGAGATGCTATTCGCATCATAGTATTATTTCTTGATCCTTCTTCAGGGCCAAGTTTATACATCTTTTGAATGCAGGGTACAATGTTTCGTGGTTCCACATTAGATTCCATAACTCTTATCTTAGGAACTTTGGTAATTATTTTATTTTCTAATTCACCATCTCCCCAAATAGGTTCAGTCTCAATTATAATTCGTTTACTTGCTTCAGAATGTATCTCTTTAGCTGTAGATTCATTTATTTGATTGTGCGTTAATGGAATTTTATATAGATTAGATTTTTGATTTAAGGTATTTGGGCATCTATATATTGATGTTCTATTATATACTGCTAAATCTATATCACTGAATAAATTATTCATAGTTTCTTTAACAATAAATGGTAAATCAGTAGTTCCTTCTGGGAAATTAAAGACTTCTCCACTTATTATTATATGATATCCAGTTCCACTGAAATAGATATTGTAGGAGCGTTTGTGAACGTCTAGCTCTTCTAATTCAAATAATATACCTTTTGTTTTATTAAGTGTATAATCATCAGAATTATCGCCTCTATCTATATCGATTAAAATATCTCTAATATATCGCTTACCTAAGAAATCTTTGAATGTTTTCCTTAGCTTATGATATTCTTTTCCTTCTTCATCATATAGATATAAACTTTTATAGACAGCATATTTATCACCATGCTCTAATATAACATCAATTATTTGTTCTTGCGGAATAAGGAGCCCTCTGTTTTGAGGGCTCCCTATCGCTACTTCGTGATAAAGTTCCACCTAGAACTTGTTTACAGAGCTACCAGCAGTGGTACTGGTCATGTCTCCGTTATTAACAGGTGCTTGGGTGTTATCGTGCTCAACAATGAATCTATTGGCTTTCATGTAAGTGATATAATCTTCAAGGTCACTTCGACCGCGATCATTATTCTTTACAATTTTGGGACATACTTGAGTGTATGCTTTACCAGCTTTTTCATTCCACTTCTTATAAGTAAATATGTAATACTTATGTTCAGTGTCTGATTGAGAAACACCATAGTTGGCTTTTGTAAAATCATGGTTTAACAAACCTGCAATATCTTCTACAAGTTTATCATTTCCATCGACCCATAAACCATCGGTGTTTACTCCGCCATCCCAACCAATTGCATCAGTGAAGTACAAGATTCTTTTGAGTAGACTACTCTGACCAGTTAAAGTATTATCACTTTCTCTGTCAAATGTGCCTAATAGGCTATATTTCCAGGGATATTGTGAGTTTTCATTTCTAAAGTAAATCTCTAGAAACATATCCATATTCGGATATTCAGCTGATCTGTCCACTATATCGGTAAGTGTAACTGCTTGAAAACCAAGAAAGTTAACTCCTCCAGATGTAGGTGACTCTTGTTTATAAGAACCTCTGTACGGCATTTATTACTCCTATTCTTCTTTGTATTTTAGGATTTCATTCATTACGCTATTGTAATCGAATTCAAGAACTTTCTGGGCTAGAGGTCTCAGCCTACTGCCTACAGTTCTTTCGTCGTATGCTTTAAAAGAAAGATAGAATTTACCATCTTCTTTATTAGCCATAGCGTACCCTATCACGTCTGCACTTGCAGTTAAAGCATAAGCTAAACCTCTTGGTAGCTCAGGCCCCAACTGACTCTTACCATCAGTTATGACAGTACTCTTTGCATGTGAAACAATCACTAAATTCCTACTTAATGATTTACACAATACTTGGAATTTTTTAACAATATCAAGATTCTTCTTTCTGGCTTGTGCCCAGTCAGCACCCCATGAAGAACCCTCTCCCATTGCTGCTTGTCCTCTTTCATCACATACTTCAGCTTCAATCCATCTATTTATGTGATCAATAGTATCAATAACAATAGTATCGTAAGGTAATTTTTTTAAATTATCCTTTAACCAATAGTATACTTCTACCATAGAATATACTTCTGTTGATTCTCCAACAGTTTCACCTGTTCTATTATAATATCCACGCTCTTCATTGGGCACTATTTCTGTAATAGGCTTACCCTTTTCTGTAACTTGTTTATTATCAATCATTTTGGGCCTTGTAGGTGTGTTTAAAGATGTAACTGTAACTGTATTAGCTCCATCTACAAAATCTGCACCTAAATCTGTATCTATTAATAGGCATCCCTCGGCTCCTTTGGGACTCCATTTACTGGCTTGAGTAGTTTTACCCGTTTTGGGTTGACCGATAAAATACCAGGTCAACCCATTAGGTAATTTAGTCCAGTCAGTGGATACTTTTCTAACTTGAATATCCATAACTATCCTTATCTTGTTTTTACAATGAGGTTGTCAGTTCGCATTTCTAAAGGCATTAAACCTATCCAAATATAAGCATAATATGGTCTCTCAGCAATAACATTAAAGATTTGGTCTACTCCAAATCCTCCAACAATTGATGCTGTAAAGATAGTATGCTTCATTGTACAGGGCTCTTGACTTATCTGATGAGAAGGAAGCCACGTATCTAAATAATTGTCATTTTCTTTTGTAGCAACAATTATTTCCATAGCCATAGCTCCCATTCTTAGATCAATAAAGAATTTCCTGTTACTCTGTTCTAACCACAGATTGTATGCAACAAGTCTACTCTCCATATTGTCAAGACAAGTAACCATCTTGGGCATTGTAGGACTTTTTTCATCATAATATTCATCATAGAATTTTACTTCGTCTGGATTTACTGCATACATTTTAGAAACATTTTCTGCTACTTCAGCTTTAGGTTTACCTAATGCTCCTTGAGGATACATTGTAGTACTCAAGTTATGTTCTTCTAATATATCATGATCCCATCCTGTAATCTTTTTGAATCCCATTATCGAAAGTAGAGGTACCAGCTGTGAGCCGATACCTCCCAATCCCAATATACCAATATGATTTAACTTAGCTTGAGGTATTAAATCCTTATTTCTTAAGAATCTGTTAGTAGTCATAATTACCTCCATAATTATATCCAAAATTATCTGTTTCTAAATTCCAATTCATTAAAATTGATATTTGAGTAGAAGACAATTTCACTAATTCTAGCTGTCTTTCACATTCAATGTCACTCATTTCAGCTGCATCCCATTTATTAAGAATGAATTCTGTCTTTTTTTTCTGAGTTGCAGAAAGTTTAGACAATAATTCGTCTCTTTTTTTAAAGAAAGCTATTGGGCTATTACTCAAAGTATCAATAGGAACAGATTTCTCTGGAGTTTTATTCCATTCATTCTTTACACCATTTAATAAACTTGTCTGTTGTCCGTAAACTGGAACAGGTTTATTCTTTTCGATAAAATCAGCTTCAGATACCCATTCATTAAGAGGTTTGAGTCCAGGTATCAATATATTAATATCTGATTCATCCGCCTCAAAACAATGTCGTACTTTATACTGATCCTTATAACCAAACCCAAAAGCATACAAAGCTTTGCCAGCAGAAGCAACCACCAGACTGCCGTAGAAACCTTCTTCTGGTGCCATATCTTGGATTGTATTTGTGTCTGTTGTAGACAAAAATGCTCCCATAGTATTATGACTATGGATTAATCCTATATAGGCTTTCTTTAAGCTTGGCATTAAAGCATAGGTTTCTTTCAGAATTGTAGCTAAATCCTTAGCTTCCCACTCAGTAGCAGCGTGACTGCCTAGGTTTAAAGGGTGGAAATGAACGATTTTCCATTCATTAGGAAAACCATCTTTATCTGTTTTTACTCTATACCATGCAGGGCCAGACCACTCTAAGTTCTTAAATCTATTTAAAAGATAAGTGTACTTGTTGTGTATCTTCGTTGGTATGTTCAGTTTTATGTCCATATTTCTTTAGACTCCTTATTATTTTATCGTATTCATTGATTAACGTCTCTGTTTCTGCAGTCACTGACTGCCTTTTTATAACTTCATATGCATTGATTAAAGATTCTACACTATTAATCTTGCCAAATTTATTTATAATACTAAGTGTATTATAAAACTCATTATTTGCACGATAATATGACATGCGTCTCCAAAATAAACCTGTACCTATTAGATAATTATCTTGATCCTCTTCATTATCTATCGAATACTTAAAATATGAAGATATCTTATTTTCAATACATTTATAAATAAATTCTTTATTTAAAGATTTACCATAAAAAGCTATAAGCATTCTTTTTATTCTCTTACATCTAGAGTTATAAAGATGATTTAGATAGTACTTTTTCTTATATTCTTCAGAATTAGGTGTATTCTGCATTGCATCTTCTATATCTATTGAAGTTTCAGTTACTCTATGCTTATATGATCCAGTATTAGTCATTTTATCGTAGAATAATTGCTTTCTTGTCTGTAAAGGAGCTAAATATGTACAATATATATCTATTGCATAATCAGCATCATTTAACAAACTCTTTATCATTTCATTACTATTTATCCAATAATAAAAATCGCTAAGTACTGTAGATAATGCAAACAAAATAGATTTATTTACATCATGTCCTTCTATCTCTGACAGTCTTTGATCAACACCAGACATTATTTCTCTTGTTGTAAAATAAGTCATAGTACCATCTTCGCTTGCATTTGGAACAACAAACATAGTATTAGCACTGACCCATGGTAAGATAGAAAATTCAGATTGAGAGTACTTTCTTCTATTATCCTTTCTTTTATTAACCTCTGTTGTATGTGCTTGAAAATATAAATATTGTTTATTATCAAACTCTTTCTTTATCTTTTCAGATAAATGAGGCTTAATATGATCTATTCTTTTAAATATTTCTGCTAAACAATAAATATCATTAGGAACTGATCCAGTATTTATTTTACATAGATTATTCTTTATGAAATTTTTAAATTCATCAAATTTATCTATTGATTTTTTATAAGTAACAGATTGTATTACAGATGACAAGAATTCTTTAGTAATATTCTCTGATCCTTCTAATCCATTGGTTACTTTATCTATTATTACACAACGATTTAAATTCCAAAATGGTGAACGAGAGTTCCAAGTATTTAAGAACGAATGTAATGTCTTTAAATACATAATTGGGTTGCCCTCGGATTTCCATTTACTAAGGTCTCTATCATATCCACCTAAACAAGGCTCTGATCCAGAAATATGTGGATGCCAAGCAGGTGTCTCTGCACAAAACTCGAAATGGTTAGACCCTTTATCATTGTATATAGAATTATATAATTTAACATTCCTATTTTTTTCTATACGTGCGTATATTCTGTCAAGATAATGAATTCTTCTACCTCTTAATCTTGGTATACCCATATTAAACACGAGAGCAATATCATCTTTGCCCCATACATCATGAACATATCCATCTACAGCGACTAATCCAAATACTTCATCTGGATTTAATGTCATATTTTTAAGAGTTTTCCAATATTTATTATCCATATTCTCCATTCTAAAAACTTTCATAAAAGTTCTTTTTAATCTACTATCGAAAGATTTAACTCTTGATTTAAAAGGTAATCCAGATATAGATGTGATCTCTCCCATTTTAATTGGGAAGGTTTTTTCAATATTATTAATCATGACAACTCCTCATATTGTTTGATTTACTTGGTTTAGTTAAAGTAGGAAAAGCTGGTAAGCTTTGATCTTTCTGGGATATTGACCATTAAATAGTAACAACACTATTCACTTCCCCTATCTCGGGCATGCAGACGGTAGTCTACTTACCTGATGCTACTTTGCTCTTTTGGAAAGAGACAAAATTTCCATCAGCAAGCGTGTGAGTGGCATTAGCCTCACTACTTTCTACATGTATTTGAACTCCCTGAAGAGAAAGATCAAGCTGTGTAGCAAGATCGGCAGGAGTACTGCCTTCCATTTCTCTAGGCATTCCACCATTGTGGAATGATACGACTGTTACATTAGCCATATTATCCTCCGTACGGTTAGGCGTTAAACAGATTTATTTTTTTTTAGGTCTTCCACGCTTTTTAGCTACTGGCATCTGTCTTGACCAGTAGTAAACTTGACCCTTAACTTTGTATAACTGATTCCGTAGTTTTTTTAATGGAAAATAATAATATACTCCTGTAATTACTACACCTCCAGAAAATCCTACAAAAAGCATTAAATACTCAAATAGACTCATTCGTTTATCTCCTTTTTTTTACTTTTTTCATTGCTTCATTGTGTAATATTAAAGTTTTTTCTATCTCTTTATTTACACCTTTACAATAATTGCTGCCAGTTTTAGTTATACTCTTTGCTAACTTTAGAAGATTAACTAAATGACCGACGGTTTTTGTTTGTAATATACTTGTATCAAGCATATCTTACTCCTTCTCCCTTTTCCTTAAGGGTGCTTCTATCGATTTTATCAATTTCATTATTCGTTCTTTAATTTTTGATTCATCTAACCCTGGCAATGATTTAATTAACTTACCATTATGATAAAAATTCCAGAATCTTGAATTACCAAATTTATCGATATAATTATAACGAGATTTATTCCCATCTATACTAACTACAACAGTATATTTATTATTTATTGTACAAAGATACCTAGCAGTTACCAGTTTTATATTAATTGACATACTCATAGTTTCTTTTTACTCCTCTCTGTTCCTAAAAATAATTTTCTTCTAAAATATCTTGAAATTTATTAAAGAAATCTAATCCTTTATTTATCAAGTCTTCATCTGTAATAATAAGACCTTTTCCATCTAAAACTTTTAATATTTTCCATATTTCAATTTGAAATGTTCTTATTTTTCCTTCCTTTAATTTAATTATATCTTCGTGTTGTTTTTCTATAATCTTATTTAATCTTAGAATTTCTTTGTCTTTTCCATAAAATTCTTTAAACCATCGATTAATACGATTACGTTCTTTTCTGTTTTTATGAGAACAATAAGACTGTGTAACATATATTATCTCTTTATTATTAGAGTCTTTAATAGATATAACATTTTTACTAATTTTTTTAATTGTCATTTGTTTTCCTTTACTAAACTAAGAAGACAAGAATACAGTGTGAGAGTTTCTAAAACTTTGTCATCTTGCCATTGTGCATTAGTTCTGTTTGGCTGAATTTCGGCACAAAGAATCCGCTTATCAGTGACTGTATCCTATGTCTTATTATTTCTGCGAAGAAGTGGTGCCAACCTTTAGCCTATTACTTTTATTATTAGTATCAAGCCCTCCTTCGCAACATTAAATTACCTCACTCGTCATTTTATTTTGTATGTGAGTGAGCTTTTCAATAGTATCAACACACCATTTATCTTTTATTTTATACTTAGCATCAATATTTATAAGGCTTTGTCTAAACTGTATTAAGTTGGCCTGCATTGTTCGCATGTCTGCCCTTAAAGTTTTGTTTTCATTTTGTAAGCCTTTTATATCATGAGCAGTATACTTTATTGTTGATACTGGTTTATTTGTTAAACCCCATTGGTTTCTCATCTTTCTTTGTAATTCTTCGATATCATATGCATTGTCATAATGCTTATTTATTATCCACAAACTAAAGAATACAAGAACTGTTAATAATACAATATCTACTATCATATCTGTCTCCTTCTGTTATTTTTAATAATTACATAGCCATATTTCTGAGCTACATAATTAATGTGTTGTGATGTTGTCTTAGAATACCAACCATTAGGCTTTATTACCTTTTCTCTATGGTCTATGTCTGCGACATGTGTATTATAAGAATAGATTTTAGTCCCATGAACAAATTCATCATGGACTCTAAGATTCATTTTGTATTTATCTAATGTAACCATTTTATCCTCCCTTGAATAAATGAATTAGGTATTGATTGTACTGTCAGACCAACCAATTTATATAGTTTTCATATACAGTTCCTACACCTAATTATAATAATATAATGAGGAGAACCTTTGCTCGAGTTGCAGTGCTTTCTGCTGGATATCCTTTAGTTCTCTTAACGATGGTTGGGTTTTTATAGCCGTCGAAACTCCTCATTTCGGTATCTCAGTAGGTGCAAGCTTACCAGGAAGTTCTCCCCTTCCCTCGCTAACCGTTCCTTGATTATCTTGTTGGATAATAATCTGAGATTATACCGCATTTCTACTCCTCATTAATGTTTTAGGCAGTTTTGGTGATGCCCAGCACCTTAATGAGTAGGTTATAACTCTTCCAATACAGCTATTAATATGTATGGGATACTCATAATATTTTGGCACTCAAGTTCGTTTCCGCAGAGACGTCAGTCGAATATGCTTACTACATACACTATTATAAAGGCTACTTGATAGTAATCTACTCAGTGATTAACTGAACTATCTTTCTACCTTTATAATAACTTATAGACTGATATTAGTCTGAGTGCCAATAATCTTTGAGCAGTTTAATATCTTGCTCAGGATTTATATACTATGATTCATCAGTTTATCTTCACTGTATTTATACCTAATATCTCTAACCCAGGTATTTCATCTAACTGAGTTGGACTAAGTGTATCCGTACCAAACTTGTTGTGTGCTTTGAGCACTTTCAACGCTTGCTTTGTCTGGCTTGGAGGCACTTCTCTGCTTCGTGTGGGGTTTGTATGATGCTTACGATAACCTATTCTTTTTACATTAAGTGATCTTCTCATCGTTGTCTTTCTTCATCATCATAGAATGATGCTTTATAACAATGGCTACATTGATTAAGCATATAATCATACCAATGTGTAATATATATTCAAAATACATGTGTATGCATACTACCTTATCTTACGATGCACGGTTACAGAACTAAAGGCTTGTTTGCCTTTTCTGTTCTTTATGCCCTTTAAAGGCGTCTGGATAATAACCATTTCCATCTTTATACCTCTACTAATTACTTTTTCTATCCTTTTATCCATAGCTTAATTACCTCTTATCTATTGGATTATATGCCTGTACTAGCCTATGCGTTACTATTATAACGCCCTGACTCTATATACAGACAATAAAAAAGATATACACACATCCGTAGCTTGCGAGGCTCGTATGTATATCTTGCAGGTGCTACTATAGCCTACATCAGAAACTGATGGAGTCCCTGAGGACGATAGGCTTATAGTAGGCGATTGACGCAGGTGGTAACTCATCAGTACCTTCGTACTGTGTGGGTTCGCCACTTAAGCGGTAATCGACACCTTCAGCAGAGTTGAGAGGTTGCTCAAGCTTCTGTGAAGCTTTGGCAATCTTAGCAACACTCTTAGCCGTGATAACGGGTGGGAATGTGCGGTCAACTTGCAGTGTGCGTACTTTGAAGTTCTGTGTATACAGAATCTTGCCAGTGCGGTCACGCTCTGGTTCGAAGTCGCCACGGAAGGTGGTACCTGATGCAGTATTGCTGAATGTAGCATCGTCTACGATGTTATCTTCAGTCTTTATTGCGTCAGCCATATGGTTTACCTTATGGTTAAGTGAGAAAGATATCATAGATACTATGATACTGCAAGCTAAACTACTTGCAGTAGTTAGAAGGGGGCTATCTTGCAAGCCAACGAGAGTTTCAACGGGGACGGCAACCCACCCCGTGAAATTCGAGGGGGTGTAGCAACCTGTATATCTCGTAATCCCAATCTAAATTAATTTTTGGGAAACCGAGCTAGTAGGATTCCCTACTCTATTCTAAAATATATTTTTTAAAAAAATCCAGGGTTTCCCTATATCGTTGATATTGTTAATCTTAACGAAGAAGGATAAAGTAAGCCTTGACTATTGCATATAGTGTATATTATTATATAAATTATAGGTAAAAATAAACGACTTCCTTCTTAAGATAAGATTTTGGATTCTAATTATGCAGACATCACAGGGTTACAGGCCTCAGAAACGGGGTAAAAAGACTACTCAAGGGAGTAGTAAACTAACAAAATACAGTCACAAAGGCTCTAAAAGGCGTTATACTAAGAGATACAGGGGTCAGGGGAAATAGGAGAAAATCATTGTCTAGTTTCAATATTAATGACTATATTAGGAGTAATGAATCATTGGATTACCAGAAGATTTATAGAGATATGGAAGAAATGACGGGCTTCATGGCTCAGACAAGAAGAGAAGATCATTACCACAGAGTCGTCGGACTCTTCGAGAGTCTTAATAATGGCGAAATCTCGCACAATGCGAGCGTTAATGCTGAGATCGATGAAGTACCGTTTTAGAGGGGCCCCTCTTATTTTTCCTAATGTTGAGTGGGTTATGAATAACACTAGGGATGCAAGGCTAAAGTTGTATGATGGAAGTATACATGGAATACGGTGCGATTGGAATAATTGTATCATTGTTTGTAATGATGATAATGAATCTGATCAAGAGCCAGAGGGTACAAAATGATGATTTAGATGATATGAGAGTGCAT